GTTCAAGCCAATGCTGCCAATCAGGTGCACATTATAGCAAGTTTTATGGAGGTCACGAAAGGACAACTCTGATTAACTTACATTCTCTATTTATTACTCCCGTATTTTCACTACAACTTAAAGGCCATGAACATCTTATTGATAGCATCTATCAATTACGAGAAAAGGATGAGAAAGGTATGCCGCGGTCCAATGTTGGTGGTTGGCATAGTCACGACGAAATATACGATATAAAAAAGTTTCGTCCTTTGGTCGGTGATATATTAAAATACTCTAAAGATTGTTTTAATCATATGGACGTACAAGATGACTACAATCCTGAGATGACGGGTATGTGGGGTATGATAAATCCACCAGGATCACGAAACAATGTGCATACGCACCCATATAACTATTTATCTGGTGTATTTTATTTAAAAGCTCCTAAAAAGTGTGGAAATATTGTGTTTCTAGAGCCTAAACCACAGTCAGAGGTGCTATCACCTCCTAAAACAGATAAAGCGTCTATACACCTCGCTCACAGCGTACAATGGGAACCTGTTGAAAATTCCTTGATTTTTTTTCCATCATGGTTACAACATGAAGTACAAACAAATTATTCTAATGATGACAGAGTTATTATTAGTTTTAACATAAATTGGAGAAAAGACTAATGCCTATAATTGAACCAGCTGAACTACTAGGACATATTACAACTTCAGATGGAAGACAGATTCCTCATTACAAAGTAAAAACTGAAACAACAATTACTCATGTTGATACAGGTGCTGAGTATAATTCAGAGGCAGAAGCTCAAGCTGACGTTGATAATCCAGGAACATCTACAACTGCTGAAAAAATTAGAAGAGATGTAAAAGTATTTGCTCCTTCTTTAGCGGATATGTTAGGAGAAACGCCAGAATAGTTTGTGACAGTCGGTGTAAATATATCACACGACGCTTCAATATGTATCAAGAAAGAAAAAAGTATTGAGTTTTTTGAAGAAAGTCGTTTTAACAAAAAAAAGTATTGGGAACCTACCCAAGAAAATTTTGATTACATTTCTTTTAAAAAAATAAAAGATATTGAAGATCATTTTATTTTTTCTTTTTATGGAAAAGAAAATGATGATAACGAAAGAATAATAGAAAACATATGTCAAAAATATAAAATAAAAAATTATGTTTATGACAAGTTTGAACATCATCTTTACCATGCTTGTTCTGGTTTTTACTTTTCTAATTTTGATAAAGCTGCCTGTATAGTTATGGATGGTGGAGGTGCTAATTTAGATAACAATTTTACATGCACAGAAACAGACAGTATTTATTTAATGGATCGTGAAAAGATACTTAAAGTTTTTAAAACTTATAGTGGCACAAGATATTCATCTTTTTATAGAAATTTTGAAGACAAGAAAAAACTTTTAAAACTTATAGAGAATTTAAAAAATAATTCTAACAATGATAGTGTTCTTGACAACTTTACAGTAGATAACGGATGTTTATATAGAATGACAAATGATTATACTCCTGGTGTATTGTTTACTCATTTATGTTTTACTCTTAAAATGACAAGCACTATTACTAATGGCTCACGCATTGCTACAATGTCTGAAGCGGGAAAAGCTATGGGATTATCTTCTTATGGCAATAGTGTAGGAATGAGAGAAGAAGACCTTGCTAAACAAGTTCAAGAAGCGACTTATGAGTATACTGTAAATTTAATTGAAAAAGCCTTAACAAATTGTAATACCAGAAACATTGTTTTATCAGGTGGGTATGCTTTGAATTGTGTTAATAATTATAAGTATACTCAATATTTTAAAAATATTAATTTTTTTGTTGACCCTTGTCCACATGACGGAGGAACATCAGTAGGAGCTGCAGTTTGGTATGATCATTACAAATAAAGAAAAAGTTATTGAAAAAATATTACAACAAGAAATAGTTGCAATTTTTCAAAATAGTTCTGAATATGGTCCGAGAGCCTTGGGCAATAGATCTTTATTGTTTGATCCTAGAAATAAAAACGGAAAAGATATCGTTAATAAAATAAAAAGACGTGAATGGTTTAGACCTTTTGCGGGAACTGTATTACTTGAACATGCAAAAGATTGGTTTGAGATGGGCACTATTAAGGAATCTCCTTATATGTCTTACGCAATACCTGTTAAAGAAGATAAAAAAAGCATTATTCCTTGCATTACTCATGTTGATGGCACATGCAGAATACAAACATTAACCAAAGAACAAAATAAAAATTATTATGAATTAATTGAATTATTTTATCAAAAAACAAATGTTCCTATAGTATTTAACACTTCTTTTAATTTAGCTGGAGAACCTTTAGTGGAGACTAAAGAAGACGCTTTAGATGTATTAGATAGATCGGATATAAATTATTTATATATGCCCAATGAGTAAAGTATTCATACAAGAGAATTTTTTTCCTATAAACATCTACAATGAAATTGTTCAACAGATGATATCGGTGGAATATAAGCCCCCTGAAAAAAGTAAAGTTGAAGAACATAAAGGTGCTTATTGGCACACACATCTTTTACCAAATAGTTGTGATGTTCAAAGCAGTATACAAAGTTTAATAAAAGAAAAATTTAATTTTAATATTAAAACATTTATTGAATCAACTTACACAATGGTTGGTGCTAGTGATAGACCACGCCCACATCATGACAGAGCTACAGGAGCAACGCATCAATGTTTAATTTATATGCATGGAGAGGAATCAGCAAATAATGGCACTGGGTTTTATCATGAAAAAGAACCAAGTGAATATGAACTTAGTATTCATGTTGGTTTTAAACGTAACAGAGCTATATTTTTTAGTTCTGATGTTTTTCATTCACCTTTACAATGGGCTGGTAATGGTTCTTTTAGATACTCAATTGCTAATATGTTTACCTAAGCGCTACAAGCTTCACATTCTAAATCAGAATCTAAACCTGTTACCATAACAGTCGCATCGGAGTTATGTGGCTTACCTTGAATTGTATGTATGTGAGGGATTTCTTTGTGATTTAATAATTCTTTTTGTAGTCTTTCATTTTCTCTTTCCACTGCTAATAAACGTTCGTGGTAACGACTCACCTTATCAGCAAGGGTAGCTATAGCCTTCAATACTTCTTGATTTTCCATAATATCTCCTTGATTTATAATTTTTGGGTGAGATCTAATTTAAACATGTGTACAGAATATATCAAGTAATCTTTTTAAAATTGTTTTCTTGACAGAAAATTTATGTTATGAAAGGAGCAGAAAAAAGAATGAAAGCACAAACAAACGTTTTTGGAAGAATTATTAAAAGGTATGATATGCCTTTAGAAGCTATTGATGATTTAAATAATAAGTACGAAGAGCATAAAGAAACACTAGGTTCTTTTGGTCCAAGATTAGCAGGAAGATTAGATTCGGAATTAGAATTTACACATCATATTAGTAAAACTATAATAGCTAAACATATAGTTGATTGCATGAATGATTATATTGAAACATTAGATAAAGTAAATTTATTTAAAGGAAATAAAAAATTAGAAATTTTAAGTTGTTGGATAAACGATATGACGGAAGGTGAATACAATCCTCCTCACACTCATCACGATAACACTGGTTGGTCTAGTGTTATGTTTTTAAAAATACCAGAATTTATTAATGACGTAAAAGACCCACATAAATTTAGAGATGGACAATTAGGTTTTACAGACGTCAATGGTACAAACATGACATGGATGGAACCTGAAGTGGGTCATTTCTACATATTTGAAGCACGTCATCAGCATTGTGTGATGCCATTTAAAACTAAAATAAAAGGACAGATAAGAAGATCAATGTCTTTTAATTTTATACAACAGATTGAAGAGATGCCTAATGTTAAATAAAAAAATATTTTTTTGTGCTACTAAAAGCAATATGGTTGATATTTGGCCTCATCCAAAACCAGCTGGTCGTTTTATTCCTGAAGAATATAAAAAACTAGAAAGACATACAAAAAATAATTTACATCAACCTACACTAAAAACATGTGTGCCTTTTTTAGATGCTATGACTTCAGGTTATATTATACCTTTTGATCAAGATTATATTGTTGATCCTATTGAAGATGATTTTTCTGTTGTTCCTGCAAACAAAGAACAAGATGATTTTGGTTTTCATAATTCTACTCAATTACCTGATTCTTGGAAAGAAATATCAGGTAAAAATGCAGGCAAATTTCACAATAAATGGTTAATTAAAACACCACCTGGTTATAGTTGTTTATTTATAAAACCAATTAATAGATTAGAACCTCGTTTTGAAATTATATCAGGCATTGTTGATACAGATGTATATATAAATACAATTCATTTTCCTTTTATTTTACATAAAAGAGATGAACAGTTTTTAATTAAAAAAGGTGATCCTATGGTTCAAGTAATTCCTTTTAAACGAGAACCTTGGAATTCATGGTCTGGTTTTTATCATGAGAAAGAACATGGTAAAACTCTTAACACTTTACTTAGTAAATGGATGGATAGGTATAAAACAATGTTTTGGAAAAAAAAATCATGGAAATAAAACAATTTGTAAAAAGATATGATAATATGATAGATCACGATCTTTGTGATAAAATTGTCAACACTGTAAATTTTAAAGAATTTGAAATTGCCACTGTCGGTGACAAAGGTCAAAACAAAAAAATAAGAAATTGTTATACTAAAAATATAGCAAAAGAATTTGATAATGATATTTTCAGTATAGTTTCCTCTGCTTTAGATAAATATTGTTTTGATTTTAAATGGTGTAATTTTGGCGCTTCAATTGAAGACACGGGATACAATCATTTATTATACAAAGGAGTTGAAGGTGGTGAATATAAAATGCATGTTGATCATATGGATTTGTATCCAAGAGTTTTAAGCTGTTCATTAATTTTAAATGATAATTATGATGGAGGCGATTTTGTTTTCTTTGATGAAGAATATTTAATAGAAAAAAAGAAAGGAAGTATTATAATGTTTCCTAGTAATTTTTGTTTTCCTCATGCTGTTACACCAGTTTCAAATGGTGATAGACATGCAATAATAACATGGATTCATTAGAAATTAATAAGTATAAATATGTCAAAAACATGTTGTCTAATGACATGGTTGAATATCTTTCATCATACAGTGTTAAAAAAGCTTTAAGAAAAGAAAATCTTTATGATGAACAAGTTGGTCCTCTGTCAACATCTTTTCATTCTAGTGAATCAGAAGTATATCATCATCTTCTTCACTATCTACTTCCAATTATGGAAAAACAAACAAATTTAAAATTAAAACCTATTTATTGTTTTAATAGAATATACCTTCCAGGATCTGATTTAAAAAAACATACGGATAGAGGTGCTTGTGAAATAAGTGCATCTATTTCTCTTGCTCATTCTTACAAAAATAAAGAGTATAAATGGCCTTTATATATGGGTGAAAATTCTGTTTTTATTAAAAAAGGAGATGGTGTTATTTACAAAGGGTGTGAAATTGAACATTGGAGACCCACTTTTCATCAACCTGAAGGATCATGGCATCATCAATTATTTGTTCATTATGTTGATTTAAATGGTCCAAATGCAAAAATAGAAGAAGAAAAAGTTTTAAAGCTTAGACCAAAAATTAATATTTACGAGTGATTTGAGTCGTAATCAACCCAAGTCTTACCAACAGCATTAGTAGTTCCATTTGTTATATCATCAGCTAAAGCATTATCATAAGCTGTTATAGCAGCTTGAATTTGACCTTTTCGTGTTTCTGCCCAAGTAAGTAAATCAGCTATTGTTGTTGATCCAACAGCATCACTTGTAGCATTTAAATCAGTATTACCTGTCATCATTCCAGTAGAAGCATCTTTGCTTTGAATTTCGTTTTGACCAGCTAAATTGTTCCAAATAACTGCATGAACAGTGTTTGGACACCATCCAGATTGCCAAGCAGTCCCTTTATCTGCCCAATCAATACCAAAGGAATCATCTACTAGAATTCTACTTCCGTTTAATATTACTATTTGTGTTGCCATCAATATCTCCTAATGCTTTATAATATAGTTAACCACCACAAAAGGTGAGAATGAATTTGTACCTGCAGCCGTAACAGTTCCAGTTAAACTTGTTGTAATGTTACCTGTTAAAGTACCAGATAAAGTGTGAGAGTGGTTGTGTGCAGTTCCTGAACCATTGTTATCTGTGTTTCCAGCAGATGGTGGAGCACCGTGACTTGCACTACCCCCTGGTGGGAATGATCCACTTGAGTTTTGGGTTCTACTTGCATTAAATCCGTGAGAGTGACTTGCTAATTGAGCTGTAGTTAAAGAAGTATTACTAATACTTCCTGTTATAGTAACAGCTTGGTTTGTAGCATTTGTAGCCGCTTGGTTGTTTGTTACAGCAACTGTGATTGTATTTGCACCACCAGTACCCGCTAAGTTGTATGTATTACCATCATAACCTTGTGGCATTTTACCTTGTAATTGAGGAACGTTAAATGTTGTTGAACCATCACCAGCACCGTAAGTTGTAGAAACTACCGCAAACAAATCTGCATATGTTGTTCTCGATACGGCCGCACCATTACATAGTAAGTATCCATCTGGAGCTGTTGTTTTAGTCCAAGGCTTAATTGCGCCTACTTCACTTCTGTTTACTATATCTTGTAAGTTAGCCATAATTAATCGTTATACTTTAATAACCAACCATTGTCACTATCATAGAACACCAATGCTATGCCTGCTCGGTTAGTTGAAATTGTTAAATCTGCTGCAGTACCTTGAATCTTTTGACTGTTTCTTCCAACAGTAATATTGTTTGTAGCTGCTGTGCCATGTGAATCAATAATCTTTACTTGATTTCCAATTGAAGGAGAAGCAGGTAAAGTTATTGTTACTGCACCACCAGATGTATCTACAAATAAATTATCACCATCTGCTGCTGTATAGTTTCCTGACTTGTCTTGCCAAGCTTCACCTAAACCAGCTAATGAAAAAATATCATACCAGTTGGTTCCGTCAGTAGCCACCATTCTGTATTTACCATTAGTAACAGTAACAGTGTTTCCTGTAGCACCTAGTCTAGCAGATATATCAGCACCGCCACTAATGTTGTTGTAAATTCCATAAGTTTTTTGTGTAGCTGGAAACTGCACTGTATGAGTAGTAGAAACTGTTCCTGTAAAAATTAATTGATTTTGTCTTGCTTCGTTGTTTGCTTGAGATTGTGGACCATCGCCGTTTGTTAGCGTTGTTGAAGTCCCTGTAGTAATTGCTTTAGAATAAACACCAGCAATTGAATATTCAAAAACTTGAGAGAAGTTATTATTCGTAATAGTACCCCAAGTACCCGAATTCTCTCCTGATGTTTGTAGCTCTATTCGTAAGCCAGTTGAATAAGTTGAACTCATTTAATCTCCTAATAAAGTTTTAGTTATTATTTCAAAGTTTGTCAAAACTTTTATGCGGCTTTATGAACTTCTGTCCAACTTATATCCGAGTTAGAATCATCTACAACGGACCAGAAGGTTCCTTGTAGATTACCTGTGCTTATTGTAGCAGAAACTCCAGTAGGTGTAAAGCTAACATCTGTGCGAATATTTAATACTCCTGTGCTAGATGTTAAGGCAACGCTAGGTGCTTCATAGCTAGTTTCTTGCGTAGCATCGCCCTGGCTCAACGTCATGCCAAGACCCGTTATCTCAATAGATGTTAATACATCTCCTGTGTTAGACGTTATTTGATTACCTGTAGGGAATACAACGAACTCTGGGTCTGCTTCTGGTGTTCCCAAAGAAA